TTTTGTTGGGAAGGTGGAGGTGAGTTTGAATTTAAAGGATATCCATTATGATGAGGATGATTCCAAAGAGATATTACACTTATATAATAATTTTGAGTACTTGTAGTTGATGAACCTATTCCAGTATTAGGCATTGACATTAAAAATACTATCTCATTTTTTAATGGATAATTTTTTACGTTAGGGTAAATGGGTCGAGCAGTAGGATATATAACTAATTCCTGAGGATTTTCAACACTTTGAAATTCTATGGTTCCTAAACCGTTCCACCCTCCTAACTCATTAAATCTTGGGTGTTTATCATCTAGAACTATACTTATTACTCTTACAGCAGTATTATTAGCACTAACATTAGATAAATTATTCCCTAAATTAGAAGTAGATGAATTTAAATTATTATTTAGGGCACTAAATCCATACCTACTTTTCGCCATCTTCCTTATTTTTATCGTGAAGTTTACTTATGTCAGATAGAAGTTGTTGTTTTTCTTCTTCTGAAATTCCATATGATTCATCAGATGATGTTCCTGAGGATTGTAGAGATCTTTGAATAATAGTAGCCATTTTTATAAGCTGCTCATCATTTTTAATACCCATTTCTAAATAATCTCTAATTAATGGAACCACTAAAGTAGCGTCCCCTATTTCTGAGATTAGTGGTTTTAATTCATTTATTAAATTTGAGATTTGATTTTCTTTCTTCTTTTGGTTAGTGTAAATTTCTTCCAAAATATCTCCGAATTTCTTCTTCCCGAATATTGTTGCGTCTAGGCTTTTAGGTTTCATTTATAATAAATATTACACAGTCTAAAACTTAAAATAACCATATTCTAAATAAAATGCATATCTTTTCTTAAAATTATCCCGTAGTATATTTGATATTTTAGTTATTTTTGGAGCTTTAACATCTATTATTTCTCTTATGTAAATGTATAGTGCTTTTTTATTAAAAATATCTATGGTTTCTCTACTACGAAATAATTCTAAAATAGCATCTGCCACACAAGCATCTTGAGGTTTGGGAAATAAAGTAAATAAATTATCGGAACAATAATCTATCCATAAATCAGTAAATTTAGACAATTTATCTACAGGTGTATAGTCAGAATATAATGGATCATTAATATCTATTTCCGTTTCATTTTCTATCAGATTTGAATTTAAAGAATTTATAGCAATATTTTCCTCAAGTCTTTCCTTATCTTTTTCGCTATGACCATTCATTGAAATTACTTCAATTCTTTTTTTATAGTTTTTCTTATTATTTAAAATTAAATATCGTTTTACAATAGTTCCAAAATATGAGTATGCTTTTGCTCCTCTAGATGGGTCAAAAAGGTGGATTTTGGATAATAGGAAAATTATAATTTCATGTTGAAGATCCTCAATATTATCTACTTCAGTATAGTAAAATTTAAAGGTATGGATAATATTTTCAGTTAACTTAAAAAAAGCATAATGAATTTTATTCTCATATATCTTACTACGAATGTCTGTATCTATAGTATTATTATATAGTACAATTGCGTCTTCTGTCTCTTGTGTAAAGTAATTTTTACTTTTTTTCTTTCTTTTTAACTCAACCATAGTTATAGATCAATTTTAAATGTATTCAACTCAGATTGAATCTTTTTAATAAATGTGAAGAAAAATCCAACTTCATCATCACTTTTAAATGTTCCTTTTTCATCTACCTTATTTAGTAGTTTATCTGACTCATTAACAGCGTCTGTGAATTTGGTAATATATTCCTGATATGATATAATGACGTCTTCCATCCTTTCTTGTTTCTTTAAAAGGTTAAGAATAACAAATACTAAGACTCCTATAATTAATAATAATAAAATACTGAAATAGATCATAATTAAATATTGTTTAACATGTTTTTCAAACCTTCGCTCTTTATAGAACCTAATGCTTTGCTCTTATTTCCGTTTTCCTTTTTTATAGCAAAATTATTATCTTTTTTAGGGGCATCATTTCTGAACTTAGGTAGGTACTCTACTTCAAATTCTATCCTAGCGGCCATTAAATCGGCTTGATGAATGATATAAGGTAATGATGTCCTTGGTTTTTGTTCAGGAGTATAAGCCATTAGATATTTTTTATTAGCTTCATCATATAAACCATCATGTATCTGAATAGTAATCATTTCATTAAATGAATATTGAATTCCATGTGATTGTAATAAATATAATCCTCTATCAGGGACAGATGCAAAAGCTAATTTAGTATTAAAGGTATAATCTTCACCTAATTTATCTCTTCTCCATGTATCAGTCTGTGGGATGTATGCCTCATTTTCTTCATCACCTAACTTTCCTAAGTCATGATTTAATGCTGAAAATACTAATTCTTCAAGGGTATATGTTGAAGTATCTACACCATGTTTTTCCCAAAGTTTATGTAAGTCTAAAGCACATTCAATAACTCTTCTAACGTGGTCATAATATCCACCTTCAAAAGCACTATGATATTCCTTTTTATGACTTGCAGGCATCATTGTTAATCTTTCATCATATTTCTGATAGAATTCTAATACCTTTTCCTTACGTGGTGACGTAATATAATCTTGAATACAGTCAAGTATCCAGTTCCTATTTTCTAGGATTTTTTCTGCTGTTAATTTCATAACTATTTTATTTTTTTAAAGATATGGATTCATTTCTTCAGCTGACATTGGTTCTCTTTCGATAAACGCTTTCAATTCTGATAGTTCTTCCTCTGCCAATGCTAATGTATCTAGATATTCATTTAGTTCAGCTCCTCTTTGTACACAAAACTTTAATTGTTTCAATTTCCCTTCTATGTTTTCTACTTTTTTTAAAACTGTATTTCTGTTTCTCATTATTTAATATGTTTAATTGTTTATAATTTTCTTAAGTTAATGAAGATTTCTTGGGTCTCCAAATTTTTCTTTAATTTTCTCGAAAGTTCTTTATTTTGCATATGAAAGCACATTTCTCATATTCCTCCATCATTTCGAAGTATTTCATTGATTTATTTAATCCCATATCAAATTCTTTTTCCTTTATATTTTTAATTACTAGGATATCATATTCTTGATTTAAATCTAGTTCTGAAAGGTATTTCCATGCCGTATTATAGACTAAGTGATTACTAATTTCAGCGATATTTGATTCATCAACGTTAATATTTTTTAGAAGTTTATTCATCTTCTTTTCTAAGACCTCACTGTTTAAAAACGATTTTATAAACATTCGGGCGTTGTATTCAGGTAACCGAGTAAAGTCGATTAAAACGTCGTTTATGGTCTTTTTATCGCCTTCATTATATTTGTCACCAAATAAGTCAAAAATTTTATTTACATCCATATTAATAAATATTGTGAGAAAGAAGAACCCACAAATGTTGTGGGTCTTTATTGGTTTTTTTATTAAAAGTAATGTTTATTGTTTTTCTTGTTTTTGTGTTCCAAAATAATATGAGAATATCATTAGAGTTAGTGTCTTAATTAAGTCAAATAGTTGGTCGTTCTGATGATCAGATAACAATGGCATTCCAAATGCTATTACTTTATCTACTATAAATACACCAACTAATGCTGCAAATACTAATAATATAAACCTAACAAGAATATCCTTTGTAGAGTTTATAAAAAGTTTATTTACATAATATACACCAGTCATTATAAAAGCAATGCCAAACATTACAGCAAAAGTAGTTAGCCATGCATTTCCAGTACTAAACATTATTTAAGTAAGCTATAATATTCATTAAAATGTTTGATACGATCTGGTAAGCCAATTACACCACCATTTACTCTCTTAGTTACAGAAGTTACTGTAGCCTCTGTTGCTCCAGCATCAGCCATTTTATGTAAGCCATTTTTGTGAAAGAACCAAGCTGCAGACATTAGTGGATATTGTGTAGCAACCAAGTCAGGAGTTGCAGTAAGATCCACTCCAATAGCTTTTCCAAAGTTAGTATAGTTTTCTTTTCCAGTCAATTGAATGAAACCTCTTCCACAAAATTTATAACCATCACCTGAAGCTTCATCACCATTCAGCATTCTATCTGCATAAACTTTATTAGCTATTTTTTCAGGTTTTCTTTCATAAGCCAAAGCCAAAGCATCAGTTGGGAAATACTTACCAAAAATACTTCTTAACCCTTTTGCTCCATAGTTTAAATTTTCTCTTAACACTTTAAATCCACCTGATTCGTGACCACATTGAGCTAAAA